TATATAATGATGTATATAAAATGAAAAAGGAACTGATATGACAACAAAGAACTTTGTACAACTAGATGAGAGTAAGTTTCCTACAACCAAAGGTAAGAATATTGATGGTTTTAGATTCTATGCTGTTGATGACCAGCACTTTCCAAGTATTACAACCGTATTAGGTGCTATTCCAAAACCAGGTCTTGTCGCATGGCGTAAGAATGTTGGTGAAGAAGCAGCTAAATGGGAAATGAATAGAGCGGCTCGTAGAGGCTCTGCTACTCATACACTTGTAGAACAATTTTTAAAAGGTGAAACACCATCAATTCGTGATGTGTTGCCTTTAGGTATGTTTAGATTACTAAAACCTTACCTAGAACAAATAGACAATATACATGCATTAGAAAAGATAATGTATAGTAAGAAATTGACCGTTGCAGGTCAAGTTGATTGTATTGCAGAATACAATGGTAAATTGTCCGTTATTGACTTTAAGACAGCCAATAAAGAAAGAGTAGATAGTTGGAATGAAAACTATTATATTCAATGTACTGCTTATGCGATTATGTACGAAGAACTTTTTGGTACACCAATTGAGCAAATTGTTATTCTCCAAGCCGGCGAAGATGGCTCTGCTAAGGCATTCGTAAAAAACAAAGCTGATTACGAAGAAAAACTTGGCAAGGCAATTGAAGGTTTTTATAAATATTATGAAGAGAAGACAAAAGGCATAGCAAAGTCATAATGGTCTCTAAAAGGAGCAACCATGTTAAAAACATTAAAAGAAAACATGTTGTTGGCCTTTTTGCTAAGTTTTATTCTATTCACTAGTATAGCGACAGCAGACCATAAGCCAACAACAGAATACGAGGGACTAGAATGGTCTCAACTACCAGTTATTTGTGGAACTACAGACGCAGTAAACGAATATCTTACACATAACGAATTTATATTAGAGAGTTTATCAGTAGGAAAAGAAAACGCTCAAGAGTGGGGGCAACCAGTTTATATGGTATCTTACTTTGTAAATAAAGATGGCTCTCAAGCAATGTCCGTTATTACAGCACCATCAGGTTTGGAAAGTTGTATGTTGTATAGGTCTTTTGATTTAATGCTACCTGGCACACAATTATAGAATTAGTCGTTGACGACAATTATAGTAGATACGCTGGACGAGGGTGCGATTCCCTCCAGCTCCACCATAACTACATGAAGAGATTAACACAGACAATTTTCATGTAGTTTTGATGGGGCTGATACAGGATTCGACAGGTATTGAGGAAATTGTAAGAGATTAATAGGTGGCAACCTTTCATGCTAATTAAACGCAAACGATAATAACTTTGCATTAGCAGCTTAATAACTGCTTAGGGTTTTGTGGATTGTACCTCGTAACAGAATCAATCCACGCTTTACATTTTTAACAACAAGTGATATATTAATAATATGAATAGCAAAGAATTTAGTTTAATAATAGAGGGTGTTGTTAAAGACAAAAAACCAATCACCTACATGGACGCCATATTATGGTATTGTGAAGAAAATACTATAGAGGTCGAATCAGTAGGCAGATTGATTTCAAAAGCCCTAAAAGAAAAAATCCAAGTTGAAGCCTCAAAGGCTAATCTTATAAAAATACCAGAGCAGGGGACATTACCAATATAATGAATATACAATTAATAGATAAAATGGGAAGTGATTTGTCAGTTGTAAATGCAGCTCGTGTTTCTTTTGCAAAGAAGAAAGATGTTATTGACAAAGGTGATGAAAAGTTAATTAAGTACCTTGCAGACCATGACCATTGGTCGCCATTTGGCCACACTACCTTACAATTTCTAATTAAAGCACCTGTGTTTGTTGCAAGACAACTTGTAAAACATCAAGTAGGTTTAGTATGGAATGAAGTCAGTAGAAGATATGTAGATAATGACCCCGAGTTTTATATGCCATTTATATGGCGTGGTAAACCAGTTAATAAAAAACAAGGCTCTAGTAGTAAAGAAATAGAATTTGATATTTCAGAGGTGTTAGATAAATGCAAAGGGACTTATAACTATATGTTAGAAGAAGGCATTGCTCCTGAAATGGCAAGAATGATACTGCCTCAAAATATGATGACAGAGTGGTATTGGACTGGTTCTTTAATGGCATTTGCTCGTGTATGCAATTTAAGAAACAAAGAAGATTCACAAGAAGAAACAAGAATGATAACTCAACAAATGGCTAGACATTTATTAGACCATTTTCCTATAAGTGCGAAAGAATTATTAGATGAAAAAATATAAAAATACAATAGATGATTTTTTTAAATGGGTCAAGGGTACAGAGTTAGTAGAATTAACTACCATTGATACGAATGAAGACCCGGTCAGACCTGAATTAGATTTGTCATTTAGAATTACACATGGTAGAAAAATATTTGGTTTAAAATATAATAATGAAATTGAAGCAATTGTTTGTGTTGCAATGTGTCCTGAAGTACCATTTACTGTAAGAGAAATGGATTATATGTCAAGAGCTGCATATCCTTATGTAGAATTTAAAGATAAAGAATCACTAACAGTTGATATAATTAATAAGCATACTCCTAAAGGCGAGATTGCAGTTGCTTATACTGTATGGTCAAGAAAAAGAGGTGCAGGTAGAGAGATAATACAAAAATTAGGTGATTGGGCAAAGAAACAAGAAGTAAAAAGATTGGTAACTCTATCACCATTGACACCAATGGCTACTCATTTTCATATTAAAAACGGTGCTAAACAGGTACATATAAATGATGAGACACAAAATTTTGAATATAAGTTATGATGTATGGTGGATTTGATGTATATAAAACATATTTGGCAGTCAAAAATCATTTTACCTCTGATTATGATTACCACAAATATTCAGGTAGGGTTACTGCTAAGTTGGACAGCTTTACAAAAAGGCCAGATAGGTACTTTTTTCATAAACTTTCTAAAAGATATCCTGAGCGAGACATACTTGATTTCTTTGTTAGTAATTTTGCTATTGATGGCAATAAGTGGGTGGGGAATATTGTAAATAATGAAGGTGCTGAAAATTTTACCAAGTATAGAAAATACAAAGACAACTTTGACTACCATTTTAGGAACGATTGTGTGGCTATTCGTAATGATTTTGACAACAAGTCTATTCTTTTTAATGATGGCTTTGATGTACATAGCGGACAACATCCTAGAATTTTACGATTACATATCCAACGGAAAATTCACATCCAGACCACCATCATACTTGACACAATATTATCGTTTAGTAAGACATGGGATAAGGAAATTAAAGAGAAAGTTGTTTGGCCGAAAATTAAACACACACTCACAAAGCTCAGACCCTTTGTCCGATATAATGAAACACAAGTGAAATTAATTATGAAAGATGTATTTGTAAATGACAAAAGATGAAGTATATAGAAAACTAGATGATAAAATCAAAGATTTAAAATCAACTAGAGTATATAAAAAGATTACACCAAAAGGTGACTTATCATGGTATATAAAATGGGTATCTAGTGTATTCATTATTGTTGGAATGGCATTGACAAGTGCAAACATATTTCCTGTAAACATTATTGTACATGGTATAGGAGTTACTGGTTGGTTGATAGTTGGAATGTTATGGCATGACCGTGCTTTAATATTCTTAAATGCAGTTGCAATATTTGTTTATGCTTCTGGTTTATTAAATCATTATTTTGGAGGTTAACATGAATAAGATTAAAGAATTTTGGTTATCATCTTACGAATCAGATAAGATAGCATTTTACTATGAACTTGTAAGTTTTGTTTTTATAGTCATTGCAAGTATGGCTATGGCTTTTACAGCAGATAATCCTGATATGAGATACATCTATCCAGGTTATTTTATTGGTAGTTTAACAGCTGTGTATGCTCACTATAGAAGAAAACTAGCATGGCCAACAATGTTAGTTGGTTACTTTAGTATAGTAAATGTATTTGGTTGGTTTGTAGCAATGGGGTGGATTTGAAAAGAGTTTTTATAATTGGTAATGGTGAAAGTAGAAAAGGATTTGATTTAGCAAATCTACGACAATATGGTACTATCTATGGATGTAATGCAATCTACAGAGAGTTTATGCCAGATGTTATTACTGCTGTTGACCATGGTATTATGCATGAGATATATCATGCTGGTGTAGCAGATATTATTCCAACTTATTTAAGAGATTGGACTAAAGTGCCTGCCATGACATACGAACAAATGATACTAGGTGGTATGGATAAGATAGAGGCAGAGAAACATTTAAAAGATGTATTAGTAAGTAATGAAAGAGGCAATGCTAAAGAATATGTAATGCATGGGTCATCATTAAGTGGTATTGTTGACATGGTAAAAAGAAATGGTGAGAAGTTTAAAAAACAAATTCAAAACTCTACAATCAAAGTATCATGGATTACAGAGAATGATAAGTCAACATCATTGTCCGATATTATGAAACCAAAAGACCATGGTTGGGCTTGTGGTGCAAGTGCAGGATATGTAGCAATTCACAGAGAAAAACCAGATGAAGTATATCTAATAGGACACGACTTATACAGTACAACCGACAAGGTAAACAATCTATTTAAGAGTACCAAACATTATGTCTCAAAGGAGAACGGTCCTACGCCTGCCATCAACTGGATTAGACAATGGTATACTCTAGCAGACTGGAACCCCAATATAGATTTCATCAAAATTAACAGATTTAATGACGGCCGTGATAAAGTAAACGGTCCTATAGAAGAGTGGAAAGAGCGAAAAAATATAGTATATGCCGACTATTCCACGCTTGACAATTTAGCTTAAATGATGTATATTAGTAAACAATATGCGTAAAGTAATCTTATTTGCAAGTAATTTTATCTGTCTGGCTGAACATAGTTTAAGTGGACTAAAGGCATGGGCAAGGAGGGTTATGGCCGAATGGCTGAAGACACCTTGTTTAGTTTCAAGTAGGGACCTATCTCTTATCAGATTGGACACTTCCTGGAAAATTGTGGGTAATCCAACAATCCCACGACAGACGCATATTTTTTTAACTAATAGAGGATTATATGAAGCAACATACATTTAAATTTAGAATTGGCGACACAGATGAAATAGGTGGCTGTTCATTTATAGGTGGTTCATGGGTAGATAAAACTACAGATGAACTATTTGCAGGTAAAAGAATTTTAGTATTCAGTTTGCCTGGTGCATTTACACCAACATGTTCAGGTCAACAATTGCCAACTTACGATAATATGTTCCTAGACTTCAAAGAAAAGGGAATAGATGATGTATATTGTATATCAGTAAATGACGCTTTTGTAATGAATGCTTGGGCAAGAGATTTAGGAATAACACAGGTGAAAATGATACCAGATGGTTGTGGTACATTTACTAGAAACATGGGAATGTTAGTAAATAAACCAGCACAAGGATTTGGTCAAAGGTCTTGGAGATATGCAGCTATTATAAATGATGGCGAAGTTGAGAAGATGTTTGAAGAACCTGGTTTTAATAATTTTTCAGATGATGACGACCCATATGAGGTTTCAACACCTGGAAATGTAATGAATTATTTAACGGCAGAGACTATAACTGTTATAAATAATAATGAGGCCGATAATACAGGTCACACGAAGACAACGAACACATAAAATACAAAGGAGAAAATTATGGATTTTGAAAGTCTAAAAAAGTCGTCAAGTAACTTTGACGCAATCACGAAGGCTCTGGAAACTAAAATGACACCAGAGAAACAACAATCAAACAATAAGTATCAGGACGACAGGTTGTGGAAACCTGAACTAGATAAAACTGGTAACGGTTATGCTGTTATTAGATTTTTACCTGCTTCTAATGGCGAAGAAATGCCATGGCAGAGAGTTTGGACACATGCCTTTCAAGACAAAGGTGGTTGGTTTATTGAGAACTCATTAACAACCCTTAATCAAAAGGATCCTGTTAGTGAAGAAAATACTAGATTGTGGAATACTGGTATTGATAGTGACAAAGACATTGCTAGAAAGAGAAAAAGAAAATTATCTTACTATGCAAACATCTATGTTGTATCAGACCCTAAGCATCCTGAAAACGAAGGACAGGTAAAACTGTACAAGTTTGGTAAGAAAATCTTTGATAAGATTACCGAAGCCATGCAACCGGCGTTTGAAGATGAACAAGCAATCAACCCATTTGATTTTTGGAAAGGTGCAAACTTTAAACTAAAAATTAGAAAAGTTGATGGTTATTGGAACTATGACAAATCCGAATTTGAGGGTGTTACGCCATTGAAAGAGTCAGATGACGATATCAAGGCTATTTGGGAAAAACAATATCCTCTAAAACCATTTGTTGACCCTAGTAATTTTAAGACCTATGATGAACTCAAAGAGAAACTGAATAGGGTAATTACGGGTACGCAAAGTACAGCGACAGTAGATTCTGTAGACCTCCCACCACAGACTACAACGGCTGTAGAAATGCCAAAGGTAAGCGAATCGGCGCCTGTTAGTGATGATGATGATACATTATCTTACTTTAGTAAATTAGCAGACGAAGATTAGTCCTTTCTCTCTCATTACCTAATGCATTGACCGATAGCGAGAAATCGCTATCGGTTTTCTTATAAATAGTGGTATGGCAATTGATATATTTGACCCGCTAAAAGACCTCCAAGGCAACAAAATGAAGTCAGCTTCATGGTACAGAAATGCTGTATCATTGATTACTGATAGAAGTAGTGCTAGTGACTTATTTGCTTCTGGTAGACAGACAGGCAGACCAAGTGGTGGTCGTATGAGTATGTTCTTCTATGACCCTAAAACTAAAGCAAGACTAAAATATTACGATACTTTTCCATTAGTATTACCAATAGAACCTATGAGAGGTGGTTTTATAGGCCTTAATTTTCATTACCTACCTTACGGCGCTAGATTTGCATTTTTACAACAATTGCAATCATATGCTTCTAACAGTAAGTTTGACCAATCAACAAAAATAAATGCTACATATAACTCATTAAAAGGTAATAAATATATGAAGGTGGCAATAAAAAGATATTTGTACTCACAAGTCAGGTCTAAATTTTTGAGAATTGACACAGATGAGATGGCATTGGCAGCCTATTTACCAGTTGCTCAGTTTACAGGTAAAACAATTGGTGGTGTATTTACAGCTGCTAGAAAGAACTTTTAATATGGATAGAGATAGAACAAAACAATTAACTGAACACACTAACAAAATTAATAAACAAAAGAAAGAATTC